TGCACTTTCATACTCAGGGAAAGATCTAGAAGGGATTAAATCACTTTGTAGTGAATTATTATATGATCCTGATCCTAAAACACTGTTTGTAAAATTACTATAATATAATTGATACACAGTATCATACACAAATCTTTGATAAGACCCATAACTATAATTAGAAGTAGGTAAAATTCCTGTAGTAGGGTCGTTATTGGGATCGAATAAAGAAGATGTATTTACTCCTATTAAACGATCAATACCAACATCAGAAGCAGTAAATTCATGATCACCTTGGAAAGTAAAACTTTTATTAACCGTAAATGGGGTTACGATTATGTCATTACTTTTAAATTTCTTGAATGCTATCATTCATCAGAAGTCTAGTTTCACTCTAATAAGAGCTTCTTTGGTAAAATCCTTTTTAAGAGGTCTACTTAATTTAGCAACTGCTAATAATTCATTACTATCATTATATAATCCCACAGTAGTAATAAATGTCTGGGGGGCATTTACTAACTCAGTATATTGTAAATCACCACCTGAACCTGAACTAAAGCTAGGATTAGTAGAGTAATTAAACTCAGGGTTTCTTAATCTTACAAATACAAAATCAGAAGGGACTTGTTCCTCAGAATTCAACCTAAAACCAGCAGATTCTGAAAGGAATGGTATAAGTTTAGCGTTATTATTATTATCTGTGTTAGATTCATATTCTGCGCCTAAGGCAATTCCCCCATTTGCTACTGGGAGATTTAATGCAGCAGCATTTAATAAAATGGTTCCAATATCTGGGAGAAATAACCCATAAGATCCTGATATGGTTGAACCCACCTCAGCATTACTTTCGGGAGCTACATCAGTAATACTCCCATTAGATCCACTTAAAATTTGAAATACTCTTCCGGCCTCATTAAAAGTTTGAGCAGCTTGTACTAAACTATTATCTGTAAGGGTCATATTCACTGCAGAACTAGAAAGTCTTAAAGTCATAGTTCCAGGCATTAAGCTACCTTTAAATTTAGATCTTTCTATACTTAAAGCGTAAAAAGATTGACTTACAGGAATTATACCCCCATATGTAAAATCTGTATCTTCATCTCCTAAAACAACATTTTGATATTGACCAAATAAAGTTGATGTGGGAGATAAACCATTTATCCCAGAATTATATAATAAAGACCCAGATCCATTTTTATCTCCAAATGCTATAGAAAATTGAACTTCAGCCCCTGTTAAAGTTGAGCTAGTTTGATATACGTTAAGATAATATTCTCCTGTAGTTCCTCCCTCTTGGACAGAGTTAGTAACAAATTCTGTAAGAGTAGGGGTATTACTTGTCCAAGCCCCCGCTGTGATAGTATCAGCACTTACTAAAAAATCTTCTGCGTCTAATCTTTTAAATGACATTTAATTATTGATTTTTGGTAATTTTTACAGGGACAGTTAAACGAGCACCACTATCTCTTCCTATAAATGTTATAGTAGTATCTAATTGAGTATTTGTACCAAACAATGTATTAACTGTGGTAGCAGATAAATTAATAGTAGTACCTACTACTGTTTTAGATACAGTTGTTCCTAAAGTTTCATTAGTATTTAATTGTTGAGCTTGAGCTGTTTGTACCCCAACTCCTGTAAAAGTACTTAGTACTCTTGAATCAGCTATAGTTGCAGTGTAGCCATTAGCTTCAAATGTTTGATTAGCTCCCAAGTAATTTAAAGTTTGTGGAGTAATAGCTAAAGTAGAACCTTGTTTCAATACAATTTGAGTATATCCTACATCAAGTATAGGCATTTTAGCAGTACCTCTAGGTAAAGTTACTAATTTATATCTTAGATTTTGAGTAGTAACTGGAAAAGCTTCTAGTAAAGGTAAGTTTTCTAAAGCTTCGCCATAAAAAGTAGATCCTGAGGGGTGAGTTGGATTATAAAGAGTATAATCAATCTCATCATCAGCTACCGCAAATTGAGTAATTTTGAAAGACCCATCACTTCTTGCTAAAAGTTCTCTACCTTTATCAGTTAAAATTGCATCTACTGTTACTACAGAATTATTTAAATATCCCATATTTTTTTATTTATAATTATAAATATATTAGTTTCTTAAAATGTCTAATTCTCTTAATTTTAATATGGCAGCATCTACTTCTTCAGGAGTAAATGTACTATATTGTGGTATAATTAACCCTGTAAAAGGTTGTTTTCTTCCTGCTGTGTTTTCTTTTTTATAATCTAACTGTATGTTCTGCCCATCTCTAGCTATTCTATATAATAAAAAGTTATTCATTTCTAACCCTGGGAGGAGGGTTCCTCCTAGTTTTAGACATAACTTTCCTGTTCCATTAGTAGGATCATCAGGTAATACCACATCAAATACCATATACTCTTGTGCTTGATTATATTCAAATCTAATTCTATCACCAGGTTGGGGTATAAATGAAGATCTAATAGGGTTAAAATTAAACTCTAAACTTGCAGTTGGAGTAATTTGTTGGTTTCCAACATTAAAAGATATCCAATCTGAAGCAGTAATAATAGTATTACCTAATCCATCATCATCACCATCTGTAGATCCTGTTACCCAATAGGGGGTCTGACCCGCGGGTTCAAATTCTGTACTAAGTCCAGTACCTGCAGCAGGATTTTGTTGTTGAACTCCAAATTTAGCCGCAGTTGCAGTTAATTCATTTGCAATTATAAAAGAATTATCTCCTTCAATTCTAACTTGGGCTTTAAACACATCACCATTAGATAACTGAGTAGTATCTAAAGTAATTTGAGTATTAGCAGTTACAGTATTCGGGTAAACTACCCCTGGTTGAACTTCCTCCCCGGAAGGTATGGTCACTATATTTTCTGAAATTTGAGTACCATTTTGTAAAATCCTGATATGTAAATTACCTACTACACCCGAGTTATTTACTAAAGTGGCAATACTATTTAAACTGAATTGGGCATAAAAAGTTAAAGAGGTTAACAACTCAGGGTCAAAATTATTTAAAGTATATGTTCCTGCTGAGTTGCTAAATGAAGAAGAATCGTTTGACCCCGTATTGGGGTTAAAACCATCAAATCCATTTAAATCAGCATACCCCCCAGCATAATCAAGTTCATCAATATTTGCTGATTGTATAAAACCTACACCAGTATACTGGGGTGTAGTTTCATTTGTGGTGTTACTTTCTGCTCCATCCCCCGTAAAAGTAGTACCTATAAATTCTATAGATTCTACATAATCTGATCCTGATACTCCATATTGGGACAATAGAATGGGGGTAATAGTTCCTATACTTAATACATTAATTAAACCATCTAATTCTAAATTAAGAGAAGTACCATTATCTGTTCTTACTCTAACTTTGTCTCCTACTTCAAAGGATTCATATAAATTTTCTAAAGCGTTATCTCCTGCACTTGGTTTAGATATATTTCCTTCAGAATCTATTAAATAGTTAATGAAATATTGAGATTTATTAATAATCTCAGGAGTTGTATCTCCTACTTCTTTATAAACTGCTATATATTCTGATTTTTTATCTATTGTGGGTCTGCCTAAAGCATTTGTAACAACTGGGTTAACAGCATTATTTAAAGGAAATAAAACAGATTGAATAAACTCTAACTGGGATCCAATTGCACCTTCCCAAAATCCTCCCTCAGTAACTAAATTTCCTAGGGATATAGGTTGAAGTATATTAGGATTCTTAGAAATAGAATTAAAATCAGCTGAGGTTATTCTAGTACCATAATACCTAGCATTTAACCAACCTCTGTTAGTATAATTGCTATCTTGAACTGGGGCTTTTACTGCTGATTCATTTATTATAGCTGTAAGATTACTAGCAGTTGTGATACCTGAATTGTAATCTACATCGTAAAATATTTTAGATTGTCTAAGGCCTTCATAATTTTCAAAATTATTAAATATTCCTGGGTTGGTAGTGTTGTTTAAGAGAGGATTATAATCACTATTTACAAATAACCCTTCTTGTTCGTCGTATAAAGAATCTGGAATTATATAAACTTGAAACGCTTTTGCAGTGGTACCATCTGCAGTAAACCAATTAAGATTACCAATAGAAGGATTAAAATTAAATTTAAAGTAAAAACTTTCTGGGTCTATAGTATTATTAGGTCCACCCCCAGGAAATCCTGGGGTAAATATTGAGGGTGCTAATTGTTCTAATTGATACGTTTCAGGTCCCCCAGATGGTCCTTCTGGGAAGTAGACTGTTAATCCGTTGGAATTATCTAAAAATTCAAATCTATCAACTCCATTAGCATCAGTTTGATGTACCTTAAACCAAATACTCCCCTCAGGAAGATCATCTAAACTATTATAAGCTCTTTCATACCAAAAAGAACCAGAACCACTAAGAGTAGGAATATTTTTTCCTTCCGATAACCAAGCTTCAAATTTACTATCAAACCCTGCATCAAGAGTATAAGTAGTACCCCCTGTAATTGCTCCATCTGTTATTTGGTTAAATATAAGAATATTATATAATGCCCCACCAGTAACAGGATCCGCAAATGGGTTATCTCCTGAAGGGATTACTATTGGTAATTGGGAACCACTAAATTCCCCATCATAAAATTCTTCTTGTTCATCCCTTGTTACAGTTACAGGGCCTTCTTTAGTATCAAAGGATTCACTATATGATTGAGTTAAATCCAATCTATTAGTTAAATTATAATCTGAGGCGAATGGAGAGGTTTGTAATCCATTAAAGTCTTCCATTACACCACCTGTGCCCCCTGAGATAAAGGCTGTGTCTATAGAGCCACTATATTCGTTTTGAGATTGTTCTACTAAAGTTTGTTTATGTCTACTTCTTTCTAGTAAGTGTTGCTTTATTACAACTCCTGATGCAAGACTTGCTCTAGCAGGGACAAAATCCTTTATCATTTTAAATAAAGAATTATCAAAATATTTAATAAGATTTATATAATCAGTCCAATTATAGTTCTTATAATATTTTTCAAAATACTCATCTCTTAAGCGATTTAAATCTGGGTACCCGTTTGAAGCAGTACTGTGTTGTAATCTAGGGTCTCCTATATAATCTCCTATATTAAAATATCCAAATGAATCATTTATATCATCATTTATTTCATTTTGTGGGGAAAAGGCAACTTCAACATAATTTACATCCCGTGTGTAACTTTGGGATTGGGGATAATTTTGTTGTATTGATATTTGATTCGATAAAACATCTCCACTAGGTAAATCTAAAGTAACAGGTTGTATTTTTTCAGATACCCTATTTTTAATACCTACTGCTATTTGATCTTGGTATATAAATTCAGAGTTTGTTACAAAATTAGCACTACTTCCTATTGTATAAGCACTTGTATCACCTGTAAATGAATTTGTTACAAATGAAGTATATGACCCCGTAACTTTAGGGTGTATTGAAGTTAAAGCTCCCGAAGAAGTATCTAGGGTTGATCCTAAGGGTGCCCTAAACGCTAAGGTTCCCGCAGAAGAAGAAAAATTAGTTCCTTCTATAGAGAAAGGATTTATAGCAAAGTCTAAAAATGCAGTTTTTGGTATTTCTTCAGTATAAAATCTTAATTCTTGGAAATAAAAAGCTGGTAGGGATCCATATAGTGTAAAGGCATTCCCTAATGTACCATTACCACTAGCGGATGTAAAATACCCAACATTAAATCCATCATTACCATTGTATATAGTATCTGCTACTAATAAATCTGCACCTCCACTATTAATTAATACACTCCACCAATTTCCATCAAAAAAAGAAGCTGTTAGTTGGGCAGTTCCAAAGTTTAATTCTCCTATAAATTTACTTTCTGAGGGGATGGATCCTGAATAGCTGGCACTATTATATCCATGGTAATTATAATCTAATGTTAAGTTACTACCTCCTGTAAATTCTAGTAAAGTATAAGAAGACCCATTATCAGGAAGATATGAAGCAGAATCGTATTTAAATCTAAAAACGACAGCCGGATCTGATGAATCCCAATTTGAATTTAATATTGTAGGTCCCGCTCCCGTTACATCATCTCCATTTAGAGTATAGTTAAATATTTCCTGATGGTAATCCCAATTTTGTGTATTATCTCTATCTTTACCTCCAAACTCAGATATTCTTAATATAGTTCCAGGAATACCAAAACATGTTATAAGTGCTCTTAAACCTTCTACCGAACCTTTTTTCTTTAAAAGGTAAGGAGTATTATGATAAATTCTTTTGTAAATTTCTTTATTTACATCATCTATAGGAAAAGGGCTATTGGATGCAGTTATAAAATTGTCTATAGCCTTAGATCCTGTAGGAGGTAAATAAGATCCATCTGGGTTTATTCCAAGTAAAGCGTTAAATGTATTGTTGGATGAGAAATTATTTTGGTAAAGCCTAATACCAAAAGATTTTAGAGCATCCGCTACTAAATCTTTAGAAATGCCAAAATCTAATCTATTATCAGCATCATGTTTATTTGTTATATCATTAATATAGGAGTATAAGACATCAAAATGTTGTCCTATCATATTGATAAACAAATCATAAGGTAAATTTTCAGAATCCTCTCTTATATACTCAGGAATAGCAAATACTAAATTATCAGGGTTAGAATTATCATATTCAGATCCAGATAATATTTGTCCTCCATAATAAGCGGAATCTAAATTATCGCTACCATACCAATTTAATACATCTGTACTTCCAGTGGAAGCAAGAGTGTAAGGGGGGGATGAATTAGTTTTAGGCCAAGTAGGCCCATCAACCCCATCTGAGGATGATTCGTAGTACATATAATACTCAAAACCATCAAAATTTTCTATAATAGTAGTAATTTGATTTTCTAAACTTGCTTTACTAGCAGATAAATAAATCGTATCAGGAGGAGTATTAGCATCTAAAGCAGTAATTTCATTACTTGCTGATTCTATTTGGCTTACCTTATAATAAAAGTTTTCTAATCTTTGTTTAGCGGAAGAAAAATTTACAAAGTTATTAAAGTTACTATAGTCTATACTAAGTTGAATTCCCTTTTCTTCTAATAATGAGGTTATTTGATTATAGGAGGAAGTTAAATCATTATCCAATAAACTATTATAATTTTCTAGAGGAGTGGGTTCTCCTAATCTTTGCCTTACCTCTATAGAAGTATTAGGGCCCCTTAATTTAATAGAATCATCAAATTCTATTACCTCTACAGGAATATCTATGTTATAAGCTAAACTATTAGCAGTTTCAGTAACTACCCAAAGTTCAGTATTAAGTTCAATAGAGGGGGATAAAGGTTGATATAATTTTATTAAAACACTATATTCCTCATTGCTAGTATCTAATAAAATATTATTAGCAATAACAAATTGGTTATTACCAAAATTTAGGAAAAAATCTATAAAGTATGATTCTTCATTTTCCCTTTCTGCTATAAAATCTTGTGTTAAAGTTTCTATAGTGTCATTATCTATAACAGTCGACGCAATCCTAATCTCAGTACGATCTGCAGATATCTCCTTTATAAAAAACTTATTAGTAGGGGAAGAACCTAATTGGGGTCTAAAAAAGTGGTATACTATATTAAATATCCCTTGAGTATATCCCTCAGATATTAATATTTGTTCAAAATCTATATTTATACTACTAACTACTTTACCCCCATTGGTATTATAATCATTGGTTACTGTATAATTAGTAAAATTGGGGTTATATTTAAGTAAACTTTTGTTAGCATTAAAAATAGAAAAATCTACATTATCCGTAAATGTATTAAATTCTGAAGATGAAGGGAAAGGGGAAAGAAGTATCCTTTCATTAAAGGAATAATCCTGATCTAATTCATCTAAGCTTAAAGGGGTTATAGTAACTTCTGCCATTTATTATCCAGGATTAGCTGTATTAGTAGGAGCTTGTGATCTTCCTAAGGTTTGGGATTCTAATGATCTTAATTGTTGTTGAGCTTCTGCTAATTTATTTGTTGACTCTAATAATTCTTGCTCAGTATTTAATAAATTTTGCCTTAAAGTAGTTATTTCATCCAGCAATACTTGAAAGTCATCATTAGTTTGAGTTTCAGATACTCCCACATATTCTGATGAACGTTTAATTAAAAATTCGTGGGAATTATTTTCCCCTTTTTCAGGAATATCGTAAAAAAGTTGTAGATAGTAATCAAAAAATTCATTTACAGTAATAGTATCCTCTACTGGGGGTGGGGGAGGGAGTAGTTGGTTAAAAGAGGTATCTATAACATTAGAATAAGCTCTTTTATTTATTAAATTCTTATTTAAATCTAATCTTTGGTTCATCCATTTATTACTTTAAAGTAAAGATTATCATCAAAAATTATAGTTTCCTCATCAATAGTAGTTTTAACAAGAATAGAATAATATCTTTCGGGTTCTAATCCATTCATATATATAGTAAAATAACTATTTTCACTATCAGCACTTATCTGGGTGTATTGTGTATCAAAATCTATTACAAATTCGTTAGTATCTAAATCTTTTAAAGCGTAATAAGAAGCTGTGGGTAAGTAACGATTTCTAGTATAATCGGATCCGGTTAAGAATGTTCTAGTAGGGAATTGAGGTCTACAATTTAATCTAAATTTAGCTATACTTCCTGAGTAATAATGTGTTTGGTTATTATCAAGAGATATAACTGCTTTTGAGGTGTCAATAATAGTATTTGTAGAAGAACCTGTGTTAAAGGTAAAATCTCTCCACTTAAATTCTAGTTGGGGTGGGTAAATAGTATGGGTATCTATTGAAAAATATTTTAACTCGGATGTCCTTAATGTAGTGGCTAAGAATTCATTTTCGTCACTTTGTTTAACTAAGAACCCATCATTAGTAAATCCATCACTTGTTTCCCCTTTTGATTGACTATACCAAGTAAGTATAGTATTAGTTACATTTACATCTATATCTTTATCCGAAGAATAAGATAAAGTAACAGATTGAGTTACATCTAAACCTAAAGCGGAACCTGTATACCAATTCCCACCTCCCCCATTGGATCCACTAAATGAGGCAGTTACATAAGCAGAAAAACTCTCAGTAACCCATGCATTAGATCCTGAGTAAGATTTATAAGTCCAAGATACTCCATTAGTAGTTTGGGGGGAATCTAAGTATTTTCCTGTCCCCATATCCCATTCCCCTGACACAGGGTATATTTCTAAAGGTCTTTCTGTGGTTAATCCTGTAGCATTAGCTATGTAGCATCTAAGATTAGTTTGAAATGAAGAAGTTCCTATTTTATTATCAAGTACATCTTCAATTTCATCTTGTGAAAACTTTGTCAAAAACCTAGACACCTCAGGCTGCACCCCATTATAAAATGTAGTAGCTTCTATAATTTCATCAATGCCTGTATTTCTAAGGGGAAATCTAGAATAGATCGTAGAATCTTTTTCAGGGAATATTTTATAAATTGCCATGTTTTATTATTAGAAGTTTACTACTTTACCACTTATGTCAGTATTAGGATATTTTACTTCAAAAATAGAAGTATCTAGTGAAGGATAAACTATATTATTTAAAGTAGCACCTGGTATGTCATAGGCATATTGGGAGTAACCTAAAGATTCGCCTGCTTTATTTGTGATATTTACAACTTTTACGGTTTGTACTCCTTCTACTCTATCTAATAAAACATAAATATCTCTAAGAAGTATAGGTTGATTAATTTGCCAATTGTCTATATTAAAATAATTTTGTAATGCCGTGATACATTTTAGTAGGGTAGTATTACTATTATAATTAGGTAAAGTAATAATCTCAAACTCTACGGCAATGTTTATTATAAAAGCATCTTTAATTCTTAAACTATCCCCTATCATTCTATATTGAGATAAGTAAGTAGATAAATTATTTTTCAAAGCATCAGAAGCAGTAACTAATTGTTTATTTTGGTTATAAGCTAATATACAAAAATCTAAAGTAGAAGGAATTTCCCCTATATTTAGATTTTCTACATTTTGTTTTTCAACATAAATCTTAGATAATGAACCATACTCAGAAGGCATACTAAGGGCCCTAACCAAATAGTCATCTTGGGTTACAGACCTTAATTGAGAAGAAAACATTTCTAATGTATTCTGCCTTATTTCTTCAGGTGAATCACCATCTGCCCCACCAGAAGCTGCTTTAGGGTTATTTATTTCTAAAGAATCAAATGCTGTTTGGGCTACTGTAGGATCTAAATTTTGTTTTAAGAATGTAACGTTACTTGTATTTAACGAATTAAGAGAATTAGCAGGAACATTAGCCCCTACCCCTCCCCCTACAGTATATGTAAAAGTTAATGTAGTTGAAGAGGGGGCAATACCATAAGTTTGAGTAAATAAAAAGTTAGAAGGAGCAAATGCTGTTTTTAGTTTATCTTGGGTAAAAGGCAAACCTATACCTACATTATTAGGGTTAGGAATTATCTCTTCATCTGAATCCGCACTGCTGCCTGCCCCAAATTGGATTTGTAACTGTGTAGGAGACTTAAATCTACTAACAAATCTTCTAGCTACCTTTTTAAGTCTTAATAAATAGGGAACATCATTTACATTAGAACTATAATTAGGGTCTTCTCCAAAGGGATTTTGATTTTTTAAACTATCTAAAACTGTTTCCTGGGCTAAGTAGGGGACTTCGTACCACTCATTGCCATCACTATCTACACAACTATCTATTTTAACAATGTTATTATCCTCAATAGTAATTGTTGAAAATCTTTGAGGAGTTGAGAAAGTAAAGTCTTGTGTTTTTTGGGTAGCAGATATAGCTGTGCGGGTCTTTTTTAGGAGGAAATAAGTTGGATTTCCATCTCCGTCAACTTCATAAATTGAAATATCTGTAGGATCTTGTGAAGAAGAAACTGTAAAATCACATCTATCTAGTATTAAAAATGGAGTAATATTGTTTTGATTACTATTAATAACCGTGTTTTCGGGCACATTTAAAGCATAATCAAAATTGGGATTATTACTAGTAGCGGGTACTGTCTGGTATAATTCAACTTCTACGGTACTCACACCCGTTACACTGGGTTGGTAACCAAACATATAAGCTAAATCATATAAATTATTTTGTTGTCTTACGTATTGTATAAAATTTTCTTGAATTTGGTTATCTTGGTAAAAAGATAGCACGTCACCTACATAAGAAGCCATTTCAATAAACATCATCCCTGGGGAGGATGGTGTGAAATCTGTATGGGTTGTAGGGAAATAAGTTTTAGTAAACTCTATTAGTTTATTTCTAAAGTCTGTAAAATCTTTATTTATATACTTTATATCACGAGTTATTTTATTCCCGTCAGTTTGCGTTGATGTTGTTTGTAAGGTATAAGACATTAGGCGCTAAAATTTAATTCTATATTCTCAGTAGGAGAATTGTAAACACTATAATCTAATATTACATTTATAATATTTTCATTAATTATTTCTTTTACTTGTAAACTTATAACTCTTACCATAGGGAAAAATATTGATAAGTCTGCTTGAATTTGAACTTCTAAACCACTTAAGGTTTGTTCGGAAATTTGTTCAAATAATGTAGCTCTAAGATTTCCCCCAAAATTAGGATTTAAATATCTTTCACCTTTATTAGTAAGAAAATAATTAATTAAATTAGATTTAATTTGATCTTTAGTTTGGTAAGTTGAATTAAAAACAGCGGGTCCCGAAAAAGGTACAGATACCCCTATTGCAACTCTAGGTTGAGTATCTACAGGAAATATTTTTGGGACTATAGTTGCCATTATTTATTATTCATTAAATTCATTATTTGATCCATTGAAACATTCCCATCAGGAAGACTAGACCCTGCTGATGTAGTGTCCATTGCTCCTCTTACTTGTAGTGGTCTTTCAACATGTTGACTATTAAAAGATGAACCCATGTCTCCTAATATATTTTGATAGGCAGCTCTTTTTTCAGCGGAGCTCATAGAGGGTCCTTCAGTTACTTGTTGTTTAGGTTGGATACTTTCAACTACGGTTTGTTTAGGGGCACGAACTGCTTCAAGAAGGATATCTTTTATTTCTTCTTGTATTGCTTCTTTAACAGCTTGTTTTATTATTTTTTTTAACGCTTCTGATTTCATTTCTTATAAATATTTAATTAGTCTGCTCTTAAATTTTGAGTGTCAATTATAAATTTAAGTTCGTCAATTAGTATTTGAGGATCTGATGCAAATGATGGTTGTCCTTTTAATACTGGTATATTTTGTATGTTTAAAGCCTGGGCGAATCGTTTGGGGTAAGGGGTTTGGTTTAGTTCATCAAATTTAATTTCAAATGTAAACCCCTTATAAGTTACAGGTACATCACTATTGCTATTTTCTAAATCTTGAATAGTAGAATTTGATAATTGATTTAGTTCATCATTTATTTCTTCAAAGGATAAACCACTTTCAGGAGCACAGTCTTCTATTAAAAAGTCTAACTTATTTAATAAATCTATAATAGTACCTAATAAATTACCTATCACAGCTACACTAACTGTGAGAATACTTACTCCTACTCCTGCTTTAACTAAGGCATCTTGTATTTTATCTATCCCCGTAGCTACTGCACCTGAGGGAGCAAAAGGAGGGGTGGGTATAGCAGTTGCTAGCGCTAAACCTGCTTTTAGGGCGATTATAATACCGTTAACTAGCGTTAATGTACTATCAATTTTTTTAATTAAACTATATATATTATTAAGTTCGGTTACTATTTTATTTCTTTTTTCTATAATACGTTTTAATTTATCCTTATCGGGACAGGCCTCAGGGGTAGGGGTCAACCCCTCTTGAATTTCAGCCAAAGTTTTAGCTCCAAATTCACTAAGCAAATTTATTAAATAATTAAGAATAAATTTTTTAATTCGTTCTTTAAAAATATCAAATAAAAGAGATAATTTAGATTCAAAAGGTAAATCTACAAATGCTTGTGCTTGAGCTTTTACTGCTTCAAATTTATTTATAGTTTCTTCTACTTCCGCTTTAACTTCTTCTATTTGTTTTTTAGGTATTAAAGATTTTAACCTAATTGTACCTAAATCATATGATTCTATTTGTGTTTCAACCCCCTCAGAATCTTCAACTTTAACTAATCCTGGGGGGTTGGTTATCCCATTTATTGTAAATGGCATATAATCTGCTGCTGTTATTACTACAGAGCTATTGGTAAAATCAAAAGTACCTTCTTCGGGGGAAGAAGTGTAAGATAAATTAAAAGTTCCATCAAAACTACAAGTAGTTGTTAATACTGCTGCTGCTAGTAAATTTGTAGTCCCTATGGGATTACCCCCCTCATCCACTAATGAAATCCCATTTGTGGTACTTTCAATGATTTGAGCCAAACTAAAATCTAAGTTTGCTTGAATAGGAGTACTTTCATTATCATCTACTATTTTACCTATAATTTGCCATGTGGGTTCTAAATCCGAGGGAGGAGGTAAAGGTTGTTTTTGGATTATTTCTACAATAGAAGGATTAGGAACTCCAAAATTGTTAGTAAGGGCAGCTATAAGTTCTTGTTCTACTAAAAATTTCACATCAACTGTAAAAGAAAATTCCGACTGGTAGATGGTATTCCCTTCTGTGTTTTTTAAAATAGCTGATAATTTGGGGCCTAAAGTTTCTATAACGGCATAAAAATTGTTATTATACCTAAAAATAGCATTAGCATTGTATTCGGCATCACTAAAAATCATAGGGTTCTAGTAACTTTAGAAATATATTTACAATTTTTAGGATCGGGGCTAAATTTGGCACCGCTCAACCCAGCATTTGTCCTTAAATTAGAAATGCTTTGTTTAAATGAAGGAGCAATTGTAGCTAAGCTTTGAACTACCCCACCAACGGCCGTTGGATATTTAATAGCATCCGCTAAATTATCTAACGCATTTAATAATTTTGCAAAGTCATCAAGAAAATCCTCACCCAATATTAAGGGTTGGGTAATTGGGTTTTTAAGATTAGGATCTTCCGCTCCTAAAAATATTTGACTTCCTTCAAGTATAATATGTTTTTTAGCTATAAGACCTATAGATTCCTCTGCAGCTACATTGATAAATTGAGCAGAAGATAAAAATATACTGTCACTCCAAGAATTAAGAGCTAATTGCCCCGAATTAAGTATTATTTGGGGTTTAATATATTGATTAGGGATAGTTATTTTATCTATACCTGATTGTATCGCAATTTTAGTGCTTGATGGGAAAAATTTGGATAATTGTTGGGTAGAAGTAAGATAAATAGAAGAATCATCTATATTTAAACTTTCAACAGTAGGAACCCACCCAGGTTGAGCCGTTGAAGCCCCACTATTTTTTAATATTAAAATAGGGTCGCCAGGTTCCCCCGAAGAAGACCAAGTATTATTAGAGTTAGGTACAGTACTTCCGAATCTAATAGAATTACCCCATCTTCCTTCTAATATATAATCCCCTTCAAAGGGTTTTAAAGGATAAACATTTGATTTTTCTTGGAAAGTTTTACCTAAACTTATTTCTGTTCCTTCATCTTTTACTCTCCTTACAAATCCCGCCACCTCACTTAACTCATAGTCTTCATTTATATCTTCTTGGCTAACTGTAGAATCAGGTAAGGCATTATGGTGTTGACTATTCCAAATGTTAATAGGGGGGAAATAATAAAGCGATACCTCAGTTGAATCTTGTCCTATAGAAGTAGTAGAAGCTAACGCAATTACTGATACTATTTCATTTATTAAGGGGTATAACTTGGTGTTAGAAAGGAGGGGTTTAGCATTACTTAAAGAAGTTTTAGTAAGCTTTAATCCGGGGTATTTTACTGGGGAGAAAAATATAGTACCTATAGAATTCCACCCCCCATATTCAATAAATTTAGGATGATCACTATCTAATATGATATCAACAACCCTAACACTGACAATTTCTTCTTTTCTTGTAAGTTTTAAAGGGTTAGAAGAAACATTACTATTAGGAGAATAAGTGGATATTTTAACCTTTTTTCCCATTATTATCCTTACCGAATTTTTTTATTTCTCCTAATAATTGTTCCTTTTCAGCATCTGTCATACCAAAATTATCATCGTCTACATCATTTTGAACCGCTTTTTGAACAATATTAGCCATTTTAATAAGCTGTTCATCGTTTTTAACGGATATCTCAAGGTATTCTTTAAGTAAAGGAACTACTAAAGTAGCATCCCCAATATCCTGGATAAGGGGTTTCAACTCAGAAATAAGGGTAGAAATTTGTTCTTCCTTTTTCTTTTGGTTATTGTAAATCTCTTCGAGAAGATCGGAAAATTTTTTACCCCCAAATATATTTTTTTCTAGTTGTCCCATAGCAATAAATATAAATATTAATCAAAATCTGTATGGCCATTTTCTTGGTAGAAGAGAAAATGTTTTTTGTATATCTCTCCTAAACGATTAGCAATTTTAGTTATATGAGGAGTTTTAGTATCATCCACCATTTCTCTAATGTAGAGGTAAAGGGCTTTTTTATTGAACAAATCTAACCCTTCTCTTTTTCTAAAAATTTCTAATATGGCATCTGCAACTCTTGCATCTTTTGCTTTAGGAAATAAGGTCCAAATATGTTCAGTACAATATGCTAAATATTCATCCATAAAATCTGAGAGGTCATCCTTTTCTAATGGGTTATAATCAATATCATAAGAAAAAGTATCGTTATGGTATAACTCTTCTACAGGGGCTTTATCTACTCTTTTTTTATAGTTTTTAGTATTTTGTATAATCAAATATCTTTTAACAATAGTCCCAAAATATGAAAATGCTTTAGCCCCACGCTCAGGATTAAATAAATGAATTTTACTCAACAAAAAAGTAATCACTTCATGTTGTAAGTGTTCAATATTATCTACTTCAGTATAATAGAACTTAAAAGTATGAATTATATTTTCGGTTAGTTTAAAAAAAGCGTAGTGGATCTCATCTCGATAGATCCTACTACGCTCTTCCGGGTCAACTGTATTATTATACTTTACTATAGCATCTTCTGTTGCTTGGGTAAAATATTGATTTTTTGTTTTCTTTTTTCTTTTTTTCTTTATTTCACTCATATTTTATCTATCCTAAATTGAGATAGAATTCTCTGAAGGTCTTTTATCTGTTCATACATAAAACCAATCTCGTCATCGCTTTTAAAGATTTCACGCTCATCTATTTTTTTGAGCTTTTCATCAGAGATTTCTATAATTCGACTTAATTGATCCAAGTAGGTAATATACCCTGTAAGGATATCCTCTTGTTTTTCATTTTTACGTAAGAGATTAAAAGTTGTGAATCCTAAGATCACAACTAATACCCCTAACACACTGATGACGATTGTTTCTATCATAATTTATCAAACAAATCTTTAAGACCTTTACTTTCAAGTTGGGAAAGTGCTTTGTCTTTAGTTGATTTTTTAGATTCTGCGGTTAATGTAAAATTCTTCTCTTGAGTAGGCACGGGGTTTTTAAATTTAGGTAACCACTCACGTTCAAACTCAATGCGAGCCGCCATTAAATCCGCTTGATGAAGAATTAGTGGGAGAGAAGTACGTGGTTTTTGTTCAGGTTGATAAGCAAATAGGTATTTTTTATTAGCTTCATCATATAAACCATCATGAGTTTGAATAGCAATCATTTCATTAAAATTGTACTGAATTCCATGGGATTGAAGAAGGAATAAACCACGGTCTGGGACTGAAGCAAATGGGAGAGCTTTATTAAACATATAATCTTCCCCTAACTTATCCTTCCTCCACTTATCAGTTTGAGGGATATAAGATTCGTGTTCCTCATCCCCCATTTTACCAAGGTCATGGTTAATAGCAGAGAATACGAGTTCTTCAAGGGTATAAGTTGTATTATCTACACCCATTTCAACCCAAACATCATTAATATTAAGAGCACACTTTACAACCCTATTAACATGATCAACATAACCCCCTGGGAATGCATTATGGTATTCTTTTTTATGAGCAGCAGGCATCATTGTAATACGATCCTCATATTTTTTATAAAACCCAAGGAGCTTTTCCTTTCTCTCCCCAGTAATCCACAACTCAATATTGTTGCAGAATTCTTCCCAATTGGATTGAATTTGTTCAGCTGTAAGCATGGTTAAACTTTATTATATTCGTTAGGGGTACGCGGCTCACGTTCTATTGCTGCCTTTAATTCTTCTACTAACTCTTCACATTCTTTTTTAGTAGTTTCAACTTCTTGTCTATTTCCTCTTCCATTATGGAATTCAATATGCTTTAATTTAGCTTCAAGATTGCTAAGCTTTTTACTAAAGTGTTCTCTTAAATACATTTTTTTGTGATTTTAAACCTAAGTTATGATAAAGATTTTACAAAGTCAAGTTGTTTTTTAAGAAAAAAACATTTTTCATATTCTTCACTTTCTTCATAAAATTTAATTGCTAATTTATAAGCCTTTTGTAATTCTTTTGAATTTTCTTCTTTTAAGATTTTCTGATGGTATTTATCTTCTAGATCTATTTTTTTAATAAAATTATAGGCCCTTGCGTGGAGCATCCTTTCACCCGCATATTCTATCTCCCCCACAGCTAATGAAGGATCAGCTTGGCTGAAGAAATCCACTAAAGTTTTACCATAGGATAAATGGTTAACTATAAGTTTCCAAAACATTTTTATAAAATATCTGGGGTGGTTTTCATCTATGGTAGGAAGGGTTCTAGGGGAGTAATAATTATATCCCCTATAGTCCCATTCATTTGACGATGAATCAAAGGCTCCAAATATTTTATTTATATCCAAAATGCCTTTCTATTGTTTCTAATTGATCCTCAGCCTCTCCTAACTTATGTATAGCCTTTTTTGCTTCCTCTAAAAGATGCCCTGAGGTATGCTCTCCAATACCAGCGGGGGTATCTATGAGAGTTTCTAATGTAAGCAAAGCTTCTTGTTTATCTGCTTCTGCTTGTGTTTTTAAAGCCTTAATTAATCGTGGTTCCATGTTTATAAATATATTATAGTTTATTTACAATGATGGTCTGCGGCTCGCGTGGCAATCTGTTTATTAGGTTTAATATTAACTTTATAACCGTGTGATGAGGCCCATCCTTTAGCAGCAGAAACCAATTTATTACTCATATAATATTCATCTTCATTGTAATCCATATCAATTTCAAAACGAAGACCCGGAAACTCTTTAGATAACACTTCTGCAATTTGCATAGTACGTTCTGTTTCTAACCATAACCGAGACCAATCGTCTTTAATTGGGGGAAATGTTTCTTTACAATAAATATAATGGACTCCACGAAATGGGTAACGGTAAGCGATAGCAGTTACATACACAATTTCTGAACCCCATCTTTGAGAATCGGTCCCGATATGAGTCTCAACGTGGGGTTCACTTTTAATAATGTTCCTAGTATGAATAATAGGGCTAACTTTTTTACCCTGTACTGTTCTAAAATTCATAGCGGTGGGGGAGGGATTCGAACCCCCGTTACTCTACGTAAACTTATTTTCAAGACAAGCGCATTCGACCACTCTGCCACCCCACCTAAATTGCTACCCTTAGCGGGCAGCAATTTCAGATTTGATTTGCTCAAAATCCCGAGCAAGATCGTTATAAAGACTCTCAAAATCACGATCAAGATCTCTATCTACTTCGTTAAATGAGTCATCAACATCATCAATCGCTTCTTCAAGATCGCGAACACGATTGTAA